GGCTAGGCAAATGAAGGGGACAAAGGGTGGACTTCTTCCTACAGCCAATACTCAGACAATGAATGTTGGCACGCTGAATGTCACCAATGCTCCAGGCCTACAAAGAACTCCAACGGGTCAAACGCTTCCAACAAGTCCAAGAAACCCATTTAATCCAGGAACTCCAGGAGTAAGACCAATTCCTGGAGGCCCTGGAACTATGCCTCCAGGTCCTAATGTACCATTCATCCCATCCCCTGTTTATCGAGGACAGCAGCCTCAAGTCCCCACAAGCCCTCAATCACCAAGTCTCTCCTCGGGTGCGTATGCCCCTGCCATAGCTAGTTATCGGACACCAGGGCTTAGCTCGGGAGCAGATGACGGCGGAGCGCTAGTAGACAAAAGGCGCAGATTCTCGCCTAGGGCCGCTGATATGTATTCAATGAGAACCTTCTACCCAAGATTCAAGGAATCAATAAAGGGCACCTTAACCGGTAGGGGCATAGACACATCTGACGGCACTGGCCAGTTCATGGGGATGAGAGACAGGGCTAGAACAGGCGCAGAGTTACTCAAAAACAAAGACTACATGGGGCTCGCAAGGAATGCCGCGCAATCTGGCAGGAATGTAGGCGTTGGTGTACAAACATTAATTCGGTCGGGAGCGGCCCCAGCTATAGGGCCAACTGGAATGGCGGATGCGAGCTATGGCGGAATGCTTACCATTAATAAAGAAACAGGGCTACCCGAAGAGAAGGATGGGAAACTCGTATCTCGCAGCAGGCTTACTGGCAGAACAAAACTAATCGACCCGAATAAAACCACCATGAGAATGATGAGAGCTGGAAGACTTGGTTCTGCAGTACTAGGAAATGAAGCAGCCGGAATAGGCGGCATCAACAACAGCATGGGCGCAAAGATGGGAGCAGGAATTGGCCTGTCCATGATGTCTCAATATGCCCCTGAGGAAATGCGTGGAGCAATGGCTCTAGGTGGAACTATTGGTGCATTTAACCCTCTTGCAGGACTTGCAGTAGCTGGACTTGGTGGAGCAATGAAAGCTCAGGGCGCTGGGTCTGGGGCATTGGCTGGAGCCGCCGGTGGTGCCGCACTAGGAACAATGATAGCCCCAGGTGTAGGAACGGCAATAGGTGCCGCTATTGGTGGTATTGGCGGATTCATCAGGGGTGGCGCAAACAAACTTAAAGCTCAGGCAAAAGAAGCTAGAGAAACAATGGGAGCAGCCATTGATGGAGTAGCACAAGCATTGTTCTCAAAGAGGGCTATGGAATTAGCAAGAAACGCTCAAATCTTAGCTGAGGGTGGAACAGTCGCCAACAGGGGAGCATTTGAAGGTACGGGTGCAGCTTTTAAACAAAAACTTAGTGGTGTTTCCGGAAGTGTCGACAAGACACTTGCTATGGGGGATACGGATAAAACTAGCTATGGAAGAAATATCGCCGGAGCAGGTCTGATGGGAGCAGCAGTCGGTGGAACGATGGGTATGGCTTTGGGCCCAATAGGAGCTGCTATCGGAGCGGGAATAATGGGAACCATTGGACTTGGAATAGGGGCTCTTTTCTCTGCTGGAGATTTTGTTAAAGGATTGTTCGGTGGAGATAATAAAAAAGCAAAAGCTCAAGCAAAAGCACTAGAAGAAATATACAACAAGCAAGAAGAACTAGGGATAAAAATATCAGAAGAGCAATACAAGACAATGCTCAAAGATAAAGAAGCTTCATTGAAAAAATTCCAAACGCAATTCAAGGCGGAAACAGAAGCTGGAGAAATGCTTGATAGAACATACACTTCTCGCCTAGATGAGCTTGAGAAAATTACTGGAAAAACAAGGCCAGAACTTGAATTAATGGCCCAGACAATGGGCGTTGACCTGTACGACGGTACGGTCAAATTCAACGATGTATTAACAAAACTTGGATTGAATATTGAAAAAACAGCTATCCAGATGCGTCAGGCAAACACCGACGTATTTATCAAGGGTGGTTCAGAATACGAAAAAATGATAGAGCAAATAAAAGCTCCTTTGATTTACGATGAGATTATAGCTAGCCTCGATGCCCAAATGAGCGGTGCTGGCGGAGCTTCCGACATAGACATACTAACTGCAACTCAAAAATTTGGAGAAGCATCCCTTGCCGCTACTGGCGGAGACCCAATTGCGGCATATTTCGACAACCTTAAGCAACTGGGAACAAAAGAAGACCCAGGCAGGCTTTTCCAGGCGGGTGGAGCCATGGAGGGGCAACAAGATAAATACTTTACCGATGCAGTAACAAAGACACAGGAGCTTGCTAGAAAATCGCAAATTACTGGATTTGCTGATGTAGCAGCAGGTCAGCTTGCTACCAAACTTAGTGCTAACAACATGTCCATAGACCAAGAAGCCCTAAAAGGCAAGATACTAAGTATGGACCCAGCTAAGCAACAAGAACTTCTCACGAAGCTCCAAGATGGAACATTCGACATGGGCCAGATGACCGAGGGCGGCTCTAGGGAATCATATGGTCAGGCTGCGGAAAGAAAATTCACCGGTTTATTTGGCAGTACAGAAGGTCTTGCAATAAGTCAAAGACCAGAAGCAAAACTCAATGAATCTGCAACCGCAATGGCAACCGCTACGACCGATTTTAAAAATGCAGTTGAAAAATTAACAGGCATGTCCAAAGATGCATTTTCGCTCACGCCAAAAAGCATAACTGCACAAACCATAAATGCTACTTCAATTACCGTTAACGGCAAACCAGTAGAGGGAGGAGATACCAGCTCCCCTAGAGGTAAGGGAATTGGCGATACAACGTCATCGCGTCTTTCACAAACAATGGCTAGGCATGCCTCTATGGATGGAATGTTAAGTGGCAAGAGGACAGTAACTTCTTCATTCAGAACATTTGCACTTGGTTCTCCAAGTTCTGACCACTTTACAGGTAGGGCAATTGACCTCGTAGGGGCAAATCTTGGACAGTACAAATCACTCGCTGAAGCAAACGGCGGTTTCGCAGAGTTTCATGGTCGTGGTGGTTCTAGACACCTCCACGTTGTTCCTGGACCAGGCGCCATAGGGGATACTATGGCCCCAGTTGGAACTGGCACAGCAAAGGGATTACCAATTTCAAATACTGGTGGCGGAATAAGTTATTTTACAATAAATATAAATGGCTCAAATTCCTCACCAGACGAAATAGCAAACAAGGTTATGGCGAAACTCAGAGACAAAGAAAGAGCAAGTAGGGAGAGGGGCTAAATGACAATCGAAGACACATTCATGGGCCCTCTTGGGAGCAGGACTAACAGCGAGCCTGGAACCATATATAACTTTTCTATAATTCGAACCTTGCCAGACAGAGAAGGTAGCAAATATCCGGGATTTCCAATATTTGCAAAATATAAAAAAGTAACACCACCCACCACGGCAAGATTTGACGGCACCAGTTGGGATGCGGGCATAACTAGAGTTATAGACAGAATTGGAACGGAAGAATGGTGGCTTCCTTTTGCTGACGAGGGTTACAGACTTTATACAAAGGGAGCTGAATTAGTAGACCAGGTTCGCATAAAAAGTGCTGGAAGCTCAGCAATAGATTTTTCAGCAAGAGTACCAACGCAATCATCTGAAAAATTCATTCTTGGTACAAGGCTTAAATTTGGTGGAAAACAGTATGTCGCAACAGCGAAAACAGCCCCCTATGACTCTTTGTTAAAAACAGATTCTTTTGCTGAATTAAAAGGCTTATCATCTCCAGCAAACCCATATACATATCAATACATACAACTATGGGTTCTTGACTCCAAGGAGTCAGGTGCTAGCTATGTTCAGGATGGACAATTGGTAATTCCATTTTATTGGTGGAATCCAAAAACTAAAGTTTTTAATTCAGTGAAAAGTAATTTCAACCTCACTTTTGACCCGAGGCTCAGAAATAACACTACGAATCAATCTATTGCAGAAAGATTCATTAAAGAAATTGTTTCTCTTACTGGTGGGCTTGAAAGGGGCTTAGGTATTGCAGAAGACTTTTCAGGCCTATTTAGCCCAGCCATGAGCGGTGAGTGGAGATTAAGCATTGGACAAGCCATAGTTAAATACTATGTAGATAAGGGAATAAGCGTTGAAGCAGCAATAGCTCTCGCGGAACAAGTGAGGACTGGGAACTTTACTGCTCCTAGCGGTTCTTCCACTGGTGCTGGACAAGGCACAAAAGGAGGAAATGCTGCAAACAACGGTTTAGGGCAACCGGCCTTCAGAACAAGAAGAACAGTAAGTGTGCGTAATAATTTCTCCGGAACTGGTGGTTATGTTACGCCATCGGCAAGAGACTCATCTTCTGCTCCCCAAATGGTTCAGCAGTACAGGCTCCCCCCGGACAACACACCCGTAACGCTTAGGCACATTTTTAGATTTGCTCCTAACCAAATAAATTATTCATCACTTGGTTCAAACTGGGTAGATATCGAGCGCTCAGGGAATACTCCGCTCGTTGATTGGTCTGGCTATAAATTAATGCAGGTTTCTTTTTCATTCCTGGTAGCTGGTGATGATGATGCAAACTTCGATTTTCCAATATCTTCTGACAATAGAATAAATATAGATATAGACGAAAAATTGTCAGAACTTAGACAGATGGCAACAGCTCCATATCCGGTAACGCTACTTGGGTTTGACGAGATGCTAACAGACCAAATGAGATTCCCGTTTGACGGCGGCAAGGGAGTTGAGTTTGTAATAACTGATTTTTCTATATCTTCTCTCTATAGGACTACTGAAGGAAAAATAAATAGAGCTCAGTGTGAAATAACTTTGCGCGAAATACCAATCGAGACAATAGACCTCGTTGATTTTCCACCATTGAGATTCCCGAGAATACCACCCGTTCCAAAACCGGGTGAAGAGAAACAGCCTCCAAGTAAAACCAGGGCTTCCACAACTTCTGACAACGATAGAATTAGGTTGGGCGGTTCGCTTTGATTGGGTCTACTCAAAACAAAGCAGGACAGCTATCAATAGCTTCACTAGATGACGGTATCCAAGTAAGGATAAATTCATCTATACTAAAAATCAGCGTTGACTACACGATGGGGATGAGCAGTGAGCTTAGCTTTGATGTTGTGGACATGGGCGGAGAAATGCTCAGGAGAAATTACTTTGAAATGGGCCGTGATGTTCTCTACACAACAAACACTATGGTCCCATTTTCCGATGATGCCTTCTCTCAAGCGACCGGAATATCTGCACCAAACCGGGTAATTCAATCTTTTGAAATTGCAAACGTTACGGTATCTCAGGGGCCTGGATACAACCCCGTAGTGCAAGTTAAATGCTACACAAAAGCCATCCAGCAAATGAAAAGAGATAGAAGTCCCGAAAAGGTAAAAGGTGATGGTGCGGAGTTTGTAAAGAGAGCTGCTCGAAAATATGGCTTGAAGTGTTTTGTGGAAAAAACACCAGAAAAAAAAGAAATAGCAAAAGCTTCTGGTGACAAACAAGCGGAATCGCTATGGAACGTACTTGAAGGATTGGCGCAAAAATCTGAATATGTTCTTTTTGAAGCAGATGGAATTTTATTTTTTTGCTCTCAAAAATTTTTAATAAAAAAATGGGGAAGCGATATTGATTACAAATTAGTAACAAAAAGAAAACCAAAAGAACCAAAATATAAAGAAGAAAGATTCATTCCAATATATTTTGGTAATGAGATTGATATTGAGTTGACATCAGAAGAGATACGAGCAAAAAACAACTTTCAGGTAATGCAAAGACCAAGCGTAACAAGGTCGCAAAACAACCCCCTTGACGCTACTGGCTCTATTGTTGTCGGAAGAGCAAACGGCACACAGCTTCGTCCAGGAATGACAATCCGATTAAATGGCTTTCCAAATTATGACGGTGATTACTTAATAGAGTCTGTAAATTTTGAAGATATTTCCCCAAACCCTGTAAGCGTAAGTTTTATAAAGCCCGAAAGAAAAGAAAAGGACATAAAAGAAATACGCATAGGGCAAAGGTACAAAGCCACTGGAGTATCTGGCGTACAAGAACAGCCAATGCCAATACAGATATCAAAGAATACAAAACAAAATAAAAACTACACAGTCAGCGACGAGGTCAGAAGAACTTTGCAAATATCCCCAGGAGAATTGCCGGCAAATCTTTCTGTTGACCAAAGAATAAACCCACTCCCAAGCAGGCAATTCCGATTTAGGTACCCAAGAATAAAAGGAGCTCTAGCCTACGGAAGCGCAAACCCAACTCAGTTAAATATGTACAACAGGCCAATTGCTATATTAAATTCAAGGCCAACGTCTCTGTATGCTGTAAGTGTTTACGTTGAATCGGAGCCCGGATTTAATGAAGGT